CAGATATAAAAGTATATCATGATTTACCTGAAGCTGGATTAGAATTACTTAGAAAATTTAAAGAACTCCCATTAAAATATCAGAAAAAAGCATTGAGATATATTAATAAAAATTACGGTTTAAAAAAGAAAAAAGCCGATACTGACAATATCGACTTCAAAAACTAACAAAACTAATATTAACAATAAAAGTATAGCACTTAGAAAGGAAAAATGCAATATGGTAACTGGTAATTTAAGAATAAATGCAAAAACAAAATCAAATGCAAATAATCTGCCCATTGAACGGGAAAAAGCTATAGAGAACAGAATAAAAAATTATCTCAAAAAAAATAACATATATTATTTTAAAGTGCATGGAAATGGGTTTCAGAGAGTAGGTATCCCGGATATAGTAGCATGCATAAACGGAAAATTTACAGGAATTGAAGTAAAGCGACCAGGTGGAAAACCTTCCCCTTTACAAATAGCGAATATAGAACAGATAAGAAATAACGGAGGAAGTGCAGAAATAGTATATTCATTTGAAGAAGCCAAACAGTTTATTGATTCAGTATTAGGAAAAAAGGACAGTATTAGGGAAAGGACAAAATAAATGATAGATAACAGAATGCTATATGACTATCAGAAAGAAGTACTGGAATCAAGCAGTAAAAACTATCTATATCCACTTGATACTGGAACTGGAAAAACACTGATAGGACTACACCATTATCTGAAATATGCTGAAGGAAAGAAACTGTTAATTGTAGCTCCAGCTGCGAAAGTAAAAGAAAAAGGCTGGGAAAGAGAAATAACAAAAATAACGGATTATTATAATATCAGTCCAATAATACATCAGATAATATCTTACGAAAGCCTTCATAAAGTAGATATTTCAGACTTATCCAATACCTACATAATATTTGATGAATGCCATTATGCCAAAAACTACAAGGCAAAGCGTTCTAAACTGGCATTAAAAATATCAAGATTAGCGTATGGATTTGTACTATTATCCGCAACTCCAGCCAGTAATGGATGGATTGATACTGTCAACTACTTTATAATGATGGGATTATATCCAAATTCAACAAGAATGCTGAGAGAAAATGCAATCTATGAAGAACAGTATTTTGGAATAACTAAAGTACGAAAAATATCAGGTTGGAAAAATGAAAGGCTTCTGAAGGCACTTTTTAAGAAGATATCCTCAAGAGCATTAAAAAAAGAAGAATGCCTTGAATTACCTGGAATAACTTTTGAATGGGTACATTTCAAAGAAAGCAAGGCATATAGAACAATTAAAAAGGACAGGATATATGAAAATGAATTATATGACACAATGTCCAAACTAATAGCGGGATTAAGATTAAATACTAATATACAGGACAAGCTTAATTATCTAAAAATGTTAAGGGAATCTACTGAAGACAATATCCTTATATTCTATAATTTTGAAAAGGAATATGAAGAAATATCAAAAATATTGAAAGTTGATTATGTTGTAAAAGGTGGAAAATATGACATCCCTGAACATTCAGAATTCAAAAAAATAAAAAATACAGTAACATTAGTACAAATTCAGGCGGGAGCAGCAGGAATTGAACTCCAGTACTGTAATACAGTAATATTTTTTACCCCAACATGGAGCTATCAGAATTATGAACAGGCACTAGGAAGAGCATATAGAAATGGACAGGAGAACAAAGTAACAGTATACAGGTTCAGGACTGACAGAACAATAGAAGAAGATGTTTACGAAGCATTGGAACAGAAAAAGAATTTTACAGAGCAATTATTTTTAAGAACACTAACTAATAAAACTAATAAAACAGGAGGAAAACAATGTTACAAGAAGCAATAGTAAATATATTAATAAACAAAATGAAAGCTCAATATGATTTGGATCACTATGTTATAGCTGAGAAACATATCAAAAAGGACAGTATAAAAATAAAATTTGTACTGGGAACTGTAAGCAATACAGTCGAACGTAAGAAAGTATCAAATGGAAATGTAGCTTATTACAACATACTAGATAAGAGCTACAGAGAACAGGTTACTGAAAACAGTTTTGTACAGAAGTATCAGGACAGAGAAAATTTTAATGATATGAGCGACTGGACAGAAGAACAGATTAAGACATTATGTGAGGATATAGCTGAAGAAATAATAATGGAAAATACAAATAAGGAAAATAAAGGCAATCAATATTATGGAAATTCTAATAATACAATGAGGGATGCAGAAATTGTTGAAGATGAAGAAGATGAAAAAGATGAAGAGCCTTATGATACTTCCAAGGCAATAGGATATAAGAATGACAAAGAAGAGGAAAGAGAAAAGGAAAGAAAAGAGGAGGAAGGAAATGAGTAATACTACAAGAAATAACTACAATACAGATGACAAGAATGTAACTGAAAACAGGGAGAAATATGTAGGAGGAAGTGACCTCCCAGCATTACTTAATATAAGTGACTACAAGACACAATTTGAACTGGCAAAAGAAAAAGCCGGGATAACTAAAATAGAAAGTATCGGAAGTGAATATACCAAATACGGGCATTTAATGGAACCTCAAATAAGAGAATATATAAACAATAAATTTGGATATAACTTTGCCCCAGCTACCAATATTGATAATAAGTTAAACATAAGAAGTAACTGTGATGGACTGGATTCTGAAGTAAAAACTTTACTTGAAGTTAAAACAAATAAAGGTGATCTGGAAATGGAAGACCTTGAAACATATATAGTCCAGATTCAGTTATATCTATACCAATTCAATGTTAAAAGCTGTATTCTTACACAATATAAGAGACCTGAAGATTTTTACAGAGGGATAATTTTTGAAGAACAGCATGAGGATAAATATTTCAATACTGAATTCTATCCGGAAAACATTACAACAATAACTGTTATCCGAAATGAAGAAAAAATTAAGAAGATCCTAAATGAAATTTCATTATTCTGGAAAAGGGTAGAACAACTGAAAGAAAATCCTGAAATGACAGAAATAGAATATTATACCTCTGTTCCCGTGAACGGTCTTAAAAAAATAGATTACAAACAGGAGCTACAGAAAGTTGAAGTACTTGAAAATAAACTGATTGAAATGAAAAAAATTGAAGATGAAGTAAAAAAAGGAAAAGAAAAATTATATGAATTAATGGATGCCGTAGGGCTTAAATCATTCCACACTGACAAAATAATAATAAATAAAATAGCACCAGGTAAAAGAATATTAGTTGACAGTGCCAAACTTAAAAAAGAAGAGCCTAAAATATACGAAAAATATACTAAAACATCTAACATAAAAGGATATGTAAAAATAACAGTCAGAAAAAATTCGGAAGAAAAACAGGACATACAGAGGGAAATACTGGTATCTGAATCACTAAAAAAATTAGGATTATAATAGGAGGACAAATGAGCATATTGCCAAAAAATATAAATAAAGAAATCGATCTTACCCCGAAAATATTTCTAATATGGGGAGAATCAATGAGCGGAAAAACTTATCTGGCTCGACAGTTTCCAAATCCATTAATAATAAATACAGATGGAAATGCAAAAAAAGTAGATACCCCCAGTGTTGAAATAAGTAAATTTACAGAATTTATAGAAGTAATAGACGCACTGGAAAAAGAACAGCATGACTATAAAACAGTAATAATAGATTTAGTGGATGATATTGAAATAATGCTTACTAACTACATATGCGAACAGTCAAAAGTTGAAGCATTGGCTGATATCGGATTTGGAAAAGGATTTGCTAAATTCAACCAGGTGTGGAAAAACTTAATGATGAAATTATCGCAGATGCCTTATAACATAATATTTATAAGTCATTTAATGAATAGTACAGATGAAAATGATAATCCGATACAGGTTCCAAGTCTTCCACAAAAACAATTAAATGCTTGCCAGGGAAGATGCGACTTGGTAATTCAAACAAGAAAACTGGGGATAAAATATATTGCGACAGTAACAGCAAAAAGAGACCAATATACTGAAGAAAATA